GGAAGCGCAAATGCAGCAAGAGGCGCAGGCCATTGCCAAGGCCAAGGCGGAAGCCGAGGCGGCAGAGGCGCAAGGCAAGGCCCGCAAGGCCAATGCCGAGGCCGACACGATTGAGTTTGATCTGGCCGTTAAACGCGGCGCAGTCAAAGCGGCGGTTGAGGAAGCCGTTGCAGGAACCGCCCACGCAATGACGATGCGTCAAGCCGGGGCACAACCCACCTTCTGAGCGAGGACCATATGACCGAGGATAGCGTGGCAGCCATTGAGGCCGCCCCTGAAACCGTTGTAACTGAAGCGCCGGAAGGCACCGAAGGGCAGGTTGAAACCCCGCCCGCCGAGGGGCAACCCGAGGAAAAGAGCGAAAGCGCCAAGCGCCGGGAACGCGATAAAGCGCACCGGGCACGGCTGCAACAAGACGCCGCCCAAGCCAATGCGCGAGCCGCAGAAGCCGAAGCGCGCAAGACTGCCATTCTCGAAGCGGGCAAAAAGGAAGCCGCGCCGAGGGAAGCGGATTTTCCCGATCCGATTGAGTTCGCCGCCGCCAAAGCAATTTGGGGTGCCGAGCAGCGGTTGACGGAGCGAGAAGCGAGGAATGCCGGTGAGGCTGCGGAAGCGGCCAAGCGCGAAGCCGAGACGATCAGCCAGCGCGAGAGTGCAGTCATTGCGGAAGCATGGACAGCCCAGGTCGCTGAGGCAAAAGGCAAATACGCGGACTTCGATCAGGTCGCGCTGGCGAATGACCTCACGGTCACGAAAGCCATGGGCGAGTTGATCATGACCTCGGATGCCGGGCCTGACGTGCTGTATTACCTCGGGCAAAACCGTGCGCTGGCCGCGCAGATCGCAGCAATGAACCCGGCAGAAGCCGCAAGGGTCATCGGACGCATTGAAGAGCGCGTCATGAGCCAAGCGCCGAAGCCACGCACCGAAACCAAGGCCCCGGCCCCGATCAACCCCGTGCGGGGATCGGCAGGGGCATCCCGCAATCCCGAAAACATGTCCTACGTCGAGTGGGTCAAGTGGCGGGAAAATGGCGGGAAAGTCACCTAGGAGGGTGAGAAATGGCTAACAGTTTCTTCACAGTATCCGCCATCTCGAAAGAGCTGGTCCGGTTGATGGAAAATGACCTTGTTCTCGGCAAGTCGGTCGGAACCGACAACATGGAGAATGAGACCGTCAAGTCCGGCGGTTCGGTCAAGGTGCGTCGTCAGATGCAATACCTCGGCCAGGACAACAACCTGGACCTGTCGGCCTACTCGGAAGACGTGACCGAGGGCACCGTCACCGTGCAGATGGACCAAACCTGGTCGAACAAGGTTTCCATCGGCGCGCTTGACCGCACCCTGTCGTTTGACCGCTACTCGGAAATGGTGCTGAAGCCCATGGCCCGCCGCGCGGCTGAACGTGTGGAGGCGTCGATTGCCGCCCTCTATACCAACTTCTACTGGTTCGACGGCACCCCCGGCACCATCCCGGCGACCTATTCGGCCATTGCCGATGCTGGCGCTATCTTCACCGATGGCGGCAACGCCATGGGCGGGCGTCTTGGCTTCCACAGCCCCGCAGCTTCGGCCAAATTGGCCGCACTGATCCAGGGCACCTATGTGGACGGCAACAACAAGAAGGCCCTGGAAATGGCCAAGGTTGGCCGCTACGCCGGGTTCGACAACTATGAGACGGTGTTCGCGCCGACCCATACTGTCGGCGTGGCAACTGGCACCCCGCTGGTCAACGGTGCTTCGCAGAACGTCACCTACACGACCGCCAAGGACACTTGGTCGCAATCGCTGGTGACGGACGGCTGGACCAACTCCACAGCTGGCATCCTGAAGGCCGGTGACGTGTTCACCATTGCGAACGTCTTTGCGGTGAACCCGAACACCAAGGTTTCGACCGGACGCCTGCAGACGTTCACCGTGCTTGCGGATGCTGCTTCGGGCGCAAGCACCGGCCCGGCAACCCTGACCATCTCGCCCCCGATCATCACCTCGGGCGCGTTCCAGACTGTCACGGCGGCACCCGCCGATAACGCGGCCATCACCGTCAAGACCGGCACGGGCGGCACGGCTTACCGGCAGACGCTTCTGCTGGACCCTGCGGCCATCGCGCTGGTTTCGCGCCCGCTGGACATTCCCTCGGGTGAGGGCCTGAAGACCAGCACGGTGAGCGGCGAGTTCGTCACCATGTCGGTCTCGTCCTGGGTTGACGGCAACACGCTGAATGAGAACATGCGCTTTGACATGCTCTGGAAGCCGGTTGTCCTCGACCCGCGCCGTGGGATGCGTCTCACGAACTAATACCAACGGGGGCGGCTGTCATGGCCGCCCCTACCTCTAAGCAGGTGACACCATGTCCACAGCCCGCGATATAGTCGAAGCCGCATACCGCAAGCTTGGGGTGGTCGCTTCTGACGAGCCAATGACGGCAGACCAAGCGGAAAACGGCGTCAATGCGCTCAATCGCATGATGCACGGCTGGCTGCTTGATGGCATCGACATTGGGCATGTGGACCTTGAACTTGCCGACGTATTCACGATGGAGCCGCAGTTTGAGGAGGGGTGCATCTACCTTCTCGCTGAACGGCTTTCCCCCGACTATGCCGCGCCTGCACAATTCAGCCCTTCGGAGTTCAAGAAGCGGCTGTCTGCGGCGTTCCTGATCATCCCGAACAGCAAGTTTGACCGGACCCTGCAAAACGGGTTCAGCCGTCGCTATGGGTGGCGCTAATGCCGAAGATGCAGTTCGTCGGCCAGTCTGCGAGGGACGCGGATAATCCTGCGGGCAACTCGTCGCGGCTGGTAAACGGATACCGTGAGCCGATGATTCCCGGTGGCCGCGGTTCGGCGTTGCTTCGCGGTTGCCCCGGCATGGCTGACTTCGCCGAGGTGAATGACGTTTTCGTGCGGGCCATGTCCAACTTTGACGATGGCATCATGGCGATTGTCGGGACAAACCTGCACCGCGTGACGACTGACGGCACGGTGACGCTGATCGGCGATGTTGATGCGACGGACGAAATCGCGGGGTTGGACCAATCGACGGGCTATGTCGTCGCTGTGGCGGGCCGGAAATACTGGCATTGGAACGGAACGACGCTTGCGACCATAACAGCGGGTAACGTTCCAAACCCGGCATCTGTGGCCTATCTGGGCGGCTACGTCATCGTTTCGGAATACAATGAGCGGGTGTTTGGCTGGTCGGCCCTTGCTGACCCTACGACCTGGAGCGGGTTGGACTTCGCAAACGCGGAAATCACGCCTGACCCGATTATCCGCCTGATTGCGTTCAAGGATGCGCTTTACATCTTCAAGGCCACGGGCTTTGAGCGCTGGGCGGTAACGGGGCTGGCGGGACCGGACGCATTCCAGCGCATCGGCGGCGCGCAAGAGGAGCCTGGGCTGGCCGGATATGGGCTGATTGTCACCTTTCCGAACGGCATGTCGTTTGTTGGGTCGGATGGCCGGGTTTACGTTTTCGGTATCGGGCCGATTTCCACGCCCCCGGTTGAGGTGGCGATTGAGCGGTTTGAGCCGCAGCGGATGTTCTACTATGAACAGCGCGGCCACGGGTTCATTTGCCTGATCTTCGGCGATGCTTTCGCGTGGTGCTACGATACCGCCACAGGGGAATGGCACGAACGGTCACAAGATGACATGCCATGGCAGGCCAAAGCCTCGGTGCAGGTCGGCAATTCATGGTATGTCGGGACGGATGCGGGGAAAATCGCGCAACTGACGAATACCTGTCTGGATTTTGGGTCGCCGATGGTCCGCGAATACACGTCGCGCACGCTGGAACCCGGCGCGCGGTTCACCGTTGCTGCAATCGAGGCTTTCCCGCGCATTGACGGGGACCTGCAAGGCGACGGAGACACCACAGAGGCCAAAATCACGCTGGAAATGTCGCGGGACGGCGGCAGGACGTTCGGCCAGCCGAGGGATAGGAGCGTCGGGGCCGTGGGTGAGTATGAAACCCGCCTGACTTGGCGCGCATTGGGGCAATTCCGCAAGGCAACGGCGCGGATTTCGCAGTCATCTGCTGTAGACGTGCCCATGTTGGCCGAGATTGACGTGGCAATCTGATGGTGCTGCCACTTCGGACAGACATTGCCTATTCCGGCGCGGGCGGAAAGCTTACGCAGGCCGGGGTTGAGGCGATACAAGGGCAATTCAACGCGCAAGCAGCAACCAGCGCTGCCACCGCTGCACAAGTGGCCACGAATACGGCGGACATCACGACGCTTCAGGCCGCCAGTGACCTGTTTTACCGTTCGGACGCGGCGCTGGCTGGGGCAAACGTCACCACCGCGCAGGACGTGTTTGCGGAAGATGTGACGCTCACCGCCAGCACTGTCTATGAATACGAGTTGGCCTATTCGCTTGTGAAGACTGCCGGTGCAACAGGGCATAACGTGCGGGTGTTCTTCGGCGGAACGGCGACGTTCAACAATGCGTATCGGTCGCTTCTGGGGACCTCGGCAGTCGGCGCTGGTGTCTTCCTTACCGGGGTCATCGGTGCCTTGGGCTACACGGCAACCATGTCGGACAACGTGAACATTAGCGGCACCCTGTCAAACGCCAACAGCATGGTTCACTTGGTTGAGCGCGGGACATTTTCGGTCAACGTGGCGGGCACGGTCATTCCGCAATACATCCTCTCCGCAGCCCCTGGCGGGGCTTATTCCGTATCGGCGGGTGCAATCTTCAAGCTTCGCCGCCTCGGTGCTTCC